AAGTTTAGAGGCTATGGTTCATATAATATAGAATATATTAAAGTAAATCAAGGAGGTGTAAAATGTTAGATAAATATGCATTAGAATATGTAGATGAATTAGTAAAAGTTGCGAAAAAGCAAGGACTTAGGGTATTTAGGGCTAATAATGGTACCGGAACATGGGGATTAGTTACTAATAAAGATGGTAGTAAATGTATTAGCTTTGGAGCAGCTAGTTTTGGTGGTCTTTATATTGATACCTGTCATGTATCTAAACCTGGGTTTAAAGAAGGTAGTGGAATAAGATTATGGGATGAGAAGTTTTCTTTTAATGATATTGACTTTAAAGTATTATTAAATAATCAACATGAAACTTCTACAAGAAGGCCTGCAACTTTAACTGATGAATTAACTAATTATGAATCATCTAAATATAAGGAGGTATAAATGTCAGAAAATAGTTTAAAATATACTCCGCCAGAGAGATATGTTGTATTAGATGTAAATAAAAATAAAGAATTTTTGTTTATAAATATGCAAGATGCATTTAATAAATACAACGAAATGGTTAATAATGAATCTAAAGTTACTTTATTACATCGTACCCCAGATTATTTACATGGAAAAACTATTAATAGAGTAATTGATACTAATATTTAACAAGCGAGGACTAAATGAGGACTGTTGAAGAAGTAAAAACAATTTTTGTTGAAGAAGCATGTAAAGCTTTAGATACTCATTTTGAGGAATTGGCTAAATGCACGGATTCTATGCTTAATAAAGTAGAAGATGGACAAAAACAATATGAAATTTTATGTGAAACATTATCTAAATGTTTACCGGCAAGAGGAGTTACATCAGAAGAATTAAATATGTTTATACCACATCTTGCTGAATGTCAATCAGATATAGCAGCTTATGCTATGAGAAAGCTTAAGAAGGAGAATAAAAGTGGAGAAAATACAGGAGATTAAAACAATAGTAGATGATATTATTCAATCTAAAGTAGATGACCGTGGACGTTTTATTAAACATTTAGAAACAATCTTAGAAGGTAAAGGTCTAGAACATGATCTTGCATCCTGGGTTGCGGTTCTATGTGAAGATATAAGTTCAGCAAGTTATAGTAAAGGTTGGTCTGCTTGTGAAGAATTTTACGTAAATGGAAAAATAAATAATTAGAAATTAAAAAATATATAATTCTAAGAAAAAGCATTTACAAATAAAAAGTAATATGTTATATAAAAAGAACTTTTAGATGGAGTAATGACAAGAATGACTATATCAACAACAGCTAATATTTCAACATTAATAGAAAATCTTCAAGAGATTATGGATAAATTCGGTGATTTACCAGTAGTGGTTGCTCATGACGCCGATTGTAATACTTTTTTAACCTTTGATGAATCTGGGGAAAATAAGTATGTCCGTAAAAATGGTATACTCATTCTAGTCCCGTCTGAAAGTGATTGTGAATTAAATGATTTAGTAGACTATGACTATAATGATCGAAAATATGCTAATTCATATGAAGCCGTAGAAGAAGATGAAGACGAAGATGATTTATACGGATACGGTTATGAGGATGAAGAAGACTATTAAGTAGACAACTCCAAATTTGTTGATAAAAAAAAGCTCTGACGGGGAAATGAAACAAAAACCGTCAGAGCTTCTCTTTTTACCTGCTTTTTTTTATATTTAACGTGAAAGGAAATAAAAGCGTTAAATACTTGGAGGACGCAGGCTATACTATAACCATATTATATAGAACCCGTTAATAATTAAAATTCATAACGTAAGTCATAAACAATATGTGCAGCACCTTCATATTCAAAAGAGCGTGTCTTGCTTACACGAATAATAGCAGGAGCTTCTAAAGCAAAATCTTCAGCACCATCTAAACCAGGAACTTTCATTTCACCACCAGCAGCTTCTACTTCAGCAGCTACATCATCATAAGATAAAGCATCTGAAGGACGTGTATCACCATTTGATTTATTCATATGTAAAGCAACTAAATAAGAATCAGCGGCCCCAGACTCTTCAGCAGCATCTTCTTTATATAAAGCAGCAACAGAAGCAGTAACAATTAAGTCATCATTCTTAACTAATTCACCTGCAGCAATCATTTTTGCATTCATGTTATTTATCCTCAATTCGATTTGTTAAACGCCATTTAAAGGAATATTAAATACCGGCGTCTCAATATTTAACATATTCTAGAACTCTTGTGTTGTCTTCTTAAATGCATTTTTCCTAACTTTATTATAAACTTATGTATCTTATCAGAAGATTCTGATTTTTTGTTATATTTACCATGTTTACCATCTTTTCTATATTGACCAATTAATTCGGCTTTTATTTTTATTGGATGTAAAAATTTAATTTTTAACTTTTCTTTTAATTTTTTATATTTAAAAAATTCTTCAGGATCTTCAACTACATTTAACCCATTTTTAGCTGAGTCGTATAATTTAATATAATCATATTCAAGCTCTTTATACTTTGGAGTTATTTTTAATATTGACATTGTAAATATAATATCTGGATAATTGTTTATTAAATCAATAATTTTATGATTATGTTCACCTTTTTGCATACAATAATTATGCTCATATCCTCTTTTTTTAAAATTACAAGTGCTCCCAATATAAATTTTACCATTTACATTATTTGTGATTTTATATATACCACATTTAAATAAATCTTCTTTTTTTATATCAAAAATAAATTTCATTGTATTTTCTCCTTTTTTAAAAGAACTCAATAAAAAATTGCTTTACAAATAGCAAAATTTATGGTAATCAATATAATTGAATAAAGTAATAACAGCATGTGTTTGGTTTTATTCATGAAGATGGCTTTAGATTTAAAGTTGTGATTCATTAAAATTCTGCACCTCCTTGGGATGTGTCTTACATATAACGCATCGCTTAGCTATAATGCAAGGTTTTATTGGTATATTTCCTTGTTTAATACAGGCAGAATGGTTTATATGGTTTTTGTGAGAGGATGCCCATATAAATTACAGGTAGTATAATTATAGCAATATGTAGGCCTATTGTGGTTCTTAGAATATTTCGTATAGTAGCAGGTACTAATAGCAGACTAGTACCTGTTCTTTTTTACCCATTCTCCCTCAAACTGAGTACTAGTGTACTAAACTCATATAGTCTAATAATTAGAAATTATCATTAAAGCTCATTTTTTGACCGTACAGCTAGGTCTAATACGTTTCAAGTATATCTTATAGGGTCAAACTAAATACGGCTATTCTATGGTCATTTATGGAGACAGAAAAAAGAAAGGCCCCAGATTTCTCTGAGACCCTTCTGAAAAGTTTATACCTAGACTTTCGACTAAGCAACGTTGAAGTTTTTGATAACACCCTTAACCAAATAATCTGCTTTGTTAACGAACAGATCATAGAAAGAAAGCGCACCTTTATGATTCTTCAAGTTTGGACCTTGGAAAGTAGGTGTGAAGTACAAAGATACCCATTCAGCTAAGATAATAGCAGAATCACCTAATTGGAAGCCCTTGAAACCGAAGATAACATCATCTTCATTCAATGTCTTGCTATACGGAACAGCAATAACAGCAATTGTACCTTCACGTAATGTACCAGCTAAGTACGGACCAATTGGTTTCTTAGACTCAGGAGCAGCCTTAAAGTCTTCAATTTGTTCAATAACCGGTAAACCCTTACGAGCAGAGCAGATAATGAACTCAACAGTACCACGACCAGCAACTTCTTGGATATAACCACGAGCACTAGAAACAGTAGTCGTAAATGAGCTATATCTTTGTTGTAACGTCAAGTTAGTACCATTAGCAGCACAATCGAATGTTAAGTCTGGATTATAAGCAGCAGCCGCAGAAACAGCTTGAATTAATGTCAAGTCACGTTCCCAACGAATCGTACCAGCAATCTGATTACTAATCAATTCATCAGTATCAATTGCCAAGTGAGCATTCATAACCAATGAAGCAGCTACACTGTAAGAACTCATCAACGGATGTTCTTTAGCAGTAACTGACTGATTAGGAATATCAAACTGTACTTTACGAATCAAGTCAACATCTGTTTCTGTATCGAAAGCAGCTTCAAACGTCAACATAGCACCAGCAGTCTTAGCTTCAGCATACATCTCAGCATCAAACTTCAATGAAGCTTCACCAGTCTGAGCATCAATCGTACCAGAAATACCACGACCAATTACGTTATACTTACCAGTATTTTTGCCATCTAACTTAGCAGAACCATTACCATAATCACGAGCAACTTCCTTGCCAGCTAAACGTACAATAAACGAACCAGCACGTACTTTAACCGAAGCACCATCAACACTATCCAACGGAGTAGACGGAGATACTTCTACTTCATAATCTGTCATTTTAACAGAAGGGAAGCCCATATACTCAGACGAATATGTACCATCAGTCGGCGCTTCAAATACAATGTCACCAGCTTCAACACCAGCAGCCTTCTGACTGTAACGTGTCTTAATGGTGAAGATTTGACCCGTCTGACGATCGAGTGCTTGAATGTCTGCAACATAGTTCGCAATCATTTGCGGATAAAAAATATTCACAATATCAAGCACTTGCGGAGTTAAAGTTGCCACACCTGGGCTAAGCAGTGATACGGCGTTGGTAGCACTTTGAGCACCGTATGCGTCTTCTTTAAGCAGGTTTATGCCGTCCATTTTCATGGTATATTCGGCAGTATTTTCCATGATTTGAGTTAAGGTAGCGGCTTTATAAGCTGTTTCTTTATCGCCGGATTGTAAGCCTTTGAGTAAGTTAGGGCAGCGTTGGCCGAGTGTAGATTCGCTCAATATGTTCATAGCGTGAGCGATACCTTTATTCATTTGATTTTCGCGTGCTTTTTGAGCAGCTTGATTATCAGAGATTTTATTTAAGATAGACATAGTAGTTTTATATCCTTATGTTATGTTAATATGTTTTTTTTGTGTTAAGTTTATAAAAATGTTTTTAGAGTTTTTATATATACGTATAGAAAAAGTTTTGCTTTTTTCTTTTTGTACTATGTCCAGAATAGATTTTTTTAACTTTATTGTTAAAAATATGTTTTTTTTATTATTATTGTTTATGTTTTAATAGAACTGTTTAATTTAAGTAGTTTATGTATTTATTCTAATTATTATTCTTTTTTAGTAATTTATTTTAGTAGACTTGTATATATAAATATATTCTATTGTAATAAAGTTAGAATTGTTAATAGGAGTCATAAATGGTAAATAAATATAATATACAAAAAATTAAAATACCAGTAGAAATTTATAGAATGTGGTATGGAATGAATGCTCGTTGTTATAATATAAAAAATCCAAATTATGAAAAATGTGGTAAAATAGGAATTAAAGTATATACACCATGGAAAGATAATAAAGAAATTTTTTATAAATGGGCTGTTTCTGTTGGATTTAAACCAAATAACAATATGCGTTTATTTAGAAAAGATTTAACTAAAGATTTCGATCCAAATAATTGTGGAATAAAGCAAGAAGCTAATCCAAAAGAATATATAAATAAAAGATTCGGTAAACTGACTG